CCAGGTTTTGCTCTGGGTATATAAAGTTTGGTTTGGTATGCTATGAGTGCATTTGATGATTGGGTAATGGACCACTACGAGGAGATGTGGGAAAAAGACAATGGCGATAGAGAGTAGAAAAGAAAAAATGGATCATATGTTTGCATTAATAGAGGAGAAATCTATCCTTGAAAAAAGGGTGCAGGAACACAGTGATGTTGCAGTTGCTATTAGAATGCTTACGTACCGCATTGAAGAGATTAAAAAGGAACTAACACTTAACAAGTATGAACTGGATAAGGAAGAAGGTATGTTTAATATGAACCGCGGTGATCCATTTAAGGAAGGCACTGACTAATGGTGGATACGAGTAAGTATAAGTCGATTGCCATTAAGATTCCGTACTATGACGCTTTGGTGAAGATGGGAATGACGGCGATGCGTGGACCGGGACAACAAATGATGCATCTAATTAGGAAAGCTGCGGAGGACGAGAAAATAAAGATAAAAGAACAAAGGAAGAAATGAGTGTTGAGTTTTGGCAATGGTGGATCCTTATCATGGTGACCATCAATACCTGCATTAATAGTGTGGTCTTTATTGTTGGTAGGAAATTTAAGAAGGTCAAGAAGAAATGAAGAATACACCAATGGTACGCGTCACCTGGTATGACGCCAAGGATGGACAGACTGGATGGCACAGTATTGAGGACATTAAGAAAGAATCACTCGCTACTTGCTACTCAGTGGGGTGGTTGGTTCGTAAGACGGATGATCGCACCGTTATCATGGGTGATTATTCTAAAGTAGAAAACGATGAAGACGGCGGAAGACACATTGCAATACCAACTGGCTGGGTAAAAAAGATTGAGTATTTGAAGGTGGACTATGCCCACGTATGAGATAAATGTCTGGAGAGACAAGAGAGTTATAGAAAAGGTTGTAAGAGAATTTGAAAATGAAGATAAAGTTAAGGAGTATATCAAGAGTAAATGGGACAATGGCAGTGAGCTGCCGCGATTGGACCAGGAGAAAGGATACCTACGTCCTAAAACAAAAGAGGACATTATAACATGGGCCAAGATTTCTACATACATAAGAAAGATAAGCCCGAAAAGGATAGAGCTCACCGAAGAGGAGAAGGAGATCCAAGGAACACTCGAGAAATCAATCACCAAGGAGGTTATAGATGAATGGGGTAGAGATGAAATGTTGAGAACAGTAAGGAAGGACTATTGGAGTCATCCTAATGCAAAAGGATTAGAGGATAAAAGATGACAAAAGCTAAGTATGATGAAAGACGTGGATGGACTCATGAAGGTATTGGCAAAGGTATTACGGAGGGTAAGATGGGATTGACTAAGAAACAAGCTCATTTTCTCAAGGTTATCAAGGATTTTATAGCCTCTAATGGGTACTCACCATCCTATGAAGAGATGAAACAGATGAATAAGATGCGGTCGAAGAGCAACGTGCATGCCTACGTATATGCACTGAAAAAGCGCGGATATGTTGATATTATTAGACATTCCAAGCGTTCCATAGTAGTATTATAATGAGTATGGTATTACGGCGCTGGATGCTAAAAAGTTTTTTTATTTTTTATATCCCGGGATTTGCCAATACCGTAATACCTTGGACAGTTTTTCATGGTAGATATAGAGAATCAGGTATTGGCAAGGTATTACGGACCTTGTCACAATGTCCCAAAAACACGATTTTAGAGGTCTAAATGAGCAAAAAAGTCAGTATAAACAAAGAGTTAACCCTCCGAGAAAAAGAGGGCCTCCGTAATACCATCCGTAATACCAGAGATATGGCATTGAAATATCCACGTGGTGCTGATGGTTTAACGGAGAAACAAAGGATTTTTGTTGAAATATACACTGCTAATGAGGGTAGACTAACACCTACTGAGTGTGCTAGGCAGTCTGGATATAAACAAGAGCGTGCAGCAACTACAGCTTCTGAGTTGTTGAGCGTGAAGAAATCTCCTAAGGTTGTTGCAGCTGTAACTAAAAGGAGAAATGAAATAGCTGAGACACATAAAGTGGAGATGAATAAACATGTACAAGAGTTGGCGAGGCTGCGTGATAAAGCTCTTAATGAGAAGTCTTATTCTGCTGCTGTTAATGCTGAGCGGTTGCGAGGGCAAGCTGCCGGATTGTACATCGATAGAAAAGAAATCAGAACAGGTTCAATTGATGATATGTCTCGAGAAGAAGTTTTAAATAAATTAAAGGAAATAGGTTTAGATGGAAAGTTTAAAAAAGATGAAAAAGGTGTGGTCCTTGAAGTTCAAGAAAAGAAATCCAATAGCGAAGGACTTAAAGACATCACCCCGATACAAGCAGAGAGTAGTAAAGGACAAGACGGTCTATGACCGTAAAAACAGAAACAAATTTTTACAAGAGTTTCAAGAAATGTTTGGAAAATGGAGATGAGGAATTCATTATAACACGCATTGAGTCCTACGTTACTCCAGGATTCCCAGATTGTCTAATTTATCATAAAGATTTGGGATTTTTTACAATTGAATTGAAAGTAGTACGTCGTAATAAAAAAGGTATTGGCAAGGTGCTAGTTTCCCCATTACAAGTGGCGTGGAATTTATTACATGCTGTACATAATGCTCCAGTTTATATCTTAGTTTACGACCCCGGGAAGAGGCTCGTAAACCTTTTCAAGGGGGAGAAACTCCCCAAACTCCGTAAACTCCTGTACGATGACGTCGTGCCCGGGGCATTGTACCATGGTCCACTGGCCGGGCTCCCGGTGCAGCTGGTGAAGCTCCTGCGTCCGCAAACTCCCAAACTCCACTAATTCTGCCATTTTATATTGGTCGGCCGCCAGCCGCCTGGTTAGCGCCCGGCGCGCAGCGCGCGAACCAAACTCCCAAACTCCTCGGATTTCCGCCAAATAATTTCGAAGCGTGGATCCTGATTCCTGGAGCTGGGCCCGGGCTGCACAGGACTGCTTCAGGAAAATACTTCAAATGAGTTCTTGCATTGTGGATAACTTTATGGTATAATACATATATAAATAGAAAGAGAGTTATTATGGTAGTAGACGATACGATTACACAAGCACTCAATAGGATTGCTGAGAATCAAGAAGAATTAAATGATACATTAAAGAGAATACTAGGTCATTATGATTCGGTTGTTCCAGTAATGAAGAGAAATGCCGATAGGTCGGAGGACATAGCAAAGGCACAAGAGGAAGGATTTGCTCAAGGTTTTAAAAATATATTTAGACCTGCCGAGAATTAAAACTCCCAAACTCCACAAAGGTTATCCACAGTAGTTGTGGGTAACCTGTGGATAAGTCACCGGGCGCCCGGCGCGCAGCTGAGTTCCTGTCAAGCCCGAAACTCCCAAACTCCCTAAAGAATGACCGAAAACAAGGATTTTGTATTTGGTGCAGTTTAAACACCGGGGGCGCGCCGGGAGTTCCGTGGGAAATGGAATGGCTGAAGTCCGCCATTATTTAGAGTTGACAAACAGTCAGTGCCCAGGTACACAGGAAGGTGAACCTGGAATTGCAGGTAGAAAGAGAAGGTAGTATGGATTGACTAGGTTTATTAATACCATTGAAATTGGTGGTTTTCTGCGTTATTTTAGTGGTAATATATAGGATGATGAGTGGATGAAACTCCATGCAAACTCCTGAAGCTCCCGGGCTTCCAGCAGCTGCATCCGGATCTACATGGTCCTGCAGCTGGAGCTGCGCCCGGGATCAAGTTCCGAGTGGAGATGGATTCGTTAAATAGTTATCCACAAGAAAAAGAAAGAAAGGATTGGAATGGATTACATTTGATGATATAATGATGTCATTGGTTGTTAAAACGGTTTACCTAGTGATATCCCAACCAATAGCTGTTCGATTGTGAGGTTGTACTACAGTATAAATTGGGAAACTCTCATGAGGCAAGATAAACGGAGTTATTCGGCTCTTGCCTCACAAACTCCCTAAACTCCTTGGCAATTTCCCAATATATATATAGTTTGATTCGCCACGCATTCAGTTGCCCGGCGCGCGATCCTTCAAACTCCATTCACAAACTCCTTGCGTTTCTACCAATATTACTGGTTGGGTGCAGTCCCGGGCATCCTGCTGCTTCAGGGCGTGGAAAATAGTTGAAATTAATCCTTGTTATTGGGGATAAAATGCTTATATTATAGGTAGAAATAAAGGAGAATTAGAATGACAAAATTTGGATTTAAAGACTTAGTAAAGAATGGCTTCTTTTCTGTTCGTTGGTTAAAGAACAATGGGGAAGAGGGTTATATTCATCGTGGTATTCTTGGTACTAATAAAAGAATAAATGGTGAACACACAGAACATGATGAATATGTTCTAGTTTATAAAGTAGGTAATGGTTATGGAGATGTTCGAAGATGGGCTAATGTAAATCCTAATACTATTATCGAAGTGAATAGTTATCCACAATGAATGTGATTACTTTAAGTTTAGTGATTGCGATTATGTGGGTATGCATATACAGTTCAGTTATATTAATTAGTTAAAAGGAGAAATAGAATGACTAATGAAATTACGACTACCAAACAAACCTCAGTCACTAATGTTGATATTAGTCCTGTTATTACTGAGGTATTAGAATACACCAAAGACCAAGCAGTAATCAAGGATATTAAAACTGTCCTTGCTTCAGTTCCTAAATCAGACTCAATGGATTGGAAGTTGGTTAGTGGTGTTATTATGAATAGCTTAGTTGAATGGGTTGTTGAGAATAAAGACAATGGCAATACTCGTTCACTAGATTTAATCAAACACTTACAAAAAGATATTGGTTATCTGTTGCAACGATTAGGATTAGCTGGATAAGTTTTCTCCTAGATGTAGGGGGTGTCTAGTCATCACCCCCTATATTGCGTGTCAATAGGTAAATGTCATCAGTTGTGGATAACCTGTGGATAAGTCGGCCGGGTACTAGATGTAGTGGTGCGACACATTGTCGCAGCTGGCGCCCGGGACTTAGAACTCCACGAGCCAATCTCCGACCCGTCACCCCCCCTTTTCGATAAGCATGCTTATACCAAATCTAAAGGCCTGTTTGAGAGTGACAATACTGTAAAAAAACGTTATAAGGACCCAAGGGAGAAAATTTTTAAAAAATGGAAAACATTTCTAACTTAGATAAGCTGGACACTCAGACACTCAAATATATTTTAAAGAACAAATTGTTGGAAAAACAAGAAAGAAATCAAAACGATTTTCTTGGTTTTGTAAAGGAAGTTTGGCCTGAATTTGTTGAAGGATATCACCATAGAATTTACGCCGAAAAGCTTAATAGAATAGCCAACGGCGAACTTAAAAGACTTATTGTCAATATGCCACCAAGGCATACAAAATCAGAGTTTGCGTCACACCTATTTCCGGCCTTTTACATGGGCCGTCATCCAAAGGCCAAGCTCATCCAAACAACGCACACAGGAGAACTAGCAATTCGCTTTGGACGTAAAGCAAAAAATTTGATAGAATCAACCGAATATGCGAAAGTTTTTCCGGATGTTCGATTGGCGGCGGATTCTAAAGCTGCTGGAAGATGGGAGTCTAACCACAAAGGTGAGTATTTTGCTGCTGGTGTCGGCGGCGCTATTACCGGTCGTGGTGCTGATCTTTTGGTCATTGATGACCCTCATTCTGAGCAAGATGCTCTTAGCCCTACAGTCCTTGATAGCCACTATGAGTGGTATACTTCTGGACCTAGGCAACGTCTTCAACCTGGTGGTGCCATAGTACTTGTTATGACCAGATGGTCTGTGAAAGACCTCACTGGACGGCTGTTAGCGGCCCAGGCAAAAGACTCATCAACTGACCAATGGGAAGTTGTGGAGTTTCCTGCCGTCATAAATGACAAGCCGATGTGGGGTAATTTCTGGGACATGGAAGGACTCAATAAGGTTAAAGCTT